TCGTGAAGAGCACGAGCGCGCCGTCGCTCGCGCGTGACACCGACGCCGCAGACGCTGTCCTGCCGGCGGCGGCCTTTGCAAAGGCAGCAGCACTGTTGAAAGGAAACAGGTAAATGAGCAATCAACTGAGCCTCTTCTCGAAGGGCGGCCTGCCGCCCGCCGACGTCAACGCCTTCAAGCAGTCGCTCAAGGCGATGTCCACGGCGGCGAAGTCGTCGCTGGGCGGCCTGCCGTTCCTGCGGATGGGTAAGGACGGCGAGTGGGTCTACGGCGCGGACAACACCGAGGTCGAGGAAAACAGCCTCTGGGCCGTGAACCCGTTCTCAATGTCGCTGGGCTTCATCGCGTGGGGTACCGGTGGACAGGAGGGCACCGTGCTCGGCGAGCAGATGGCGCGCGTTGGCGAGACGCCGGTACAGCGCGGCAACCTGCCGGATGTCGGCGCGGAGTGGTCGCCGTGCTGCTCGTTCGAGATGGTTTGTCTCAACGGCGAGGATAAGGGTACCCACGTCCTCTACAAGACCAACTCAGTTGGCGGCCGCCGCGCATTCGCCGACATGATGCAGTTGATCGCCGCCGCGATGGACGACGCCGAGGGCAAGTGCGTCCCCATCGTCAACCTCGACTGCGACAGCTATCCCCACAAGAAGTACGGCAAGATTTACACGCCGATCTTCGACATCAAGAAGTGGGTGATGCCCGACGCGCAGGAACTTGGCGGCGCGCCGGCCGAGGAGAAGGCCGAGGAGCCGAAGACGCAGCCTGCCGAGGAGGGCACGGTTCGCCGTCGTCGTCGCTGACGCCTGACTGGGGGCGGCCGCAAGCCGCCCCCATTTCTTTAGCGGATTGGAGAATATAAATGTCGTATGACCTTAACCATGTGAACCGCGAGCGCCGCCGCCGGGGCTTGCCGCCGCTGTCGCCTTCTCAGGCTAGCAGCGCGGCCGCCTATCGATCTTCCACTAGCAGTAACGATATGACGATGTGGTTGATCATGTACGCCGCGATGTCTCCTGCGTACACCACTCCTGCGGAGTGTTCGTCGTCCAGTTACGACAGTGGCTCGTCGTCCAGTTACGACAGTGGCTCGTCTTATTGACGCCTGACTGGGGGCGGCCGCAAGCCGCCCCCATTTCTTTGGAGGATAGAATGGGATTGATCTGCAGCCTCGACTACGAAACACAGAGCCCCCTCGACCTGACTGAGGTCGGAGCCTACCGCTACGCCCCGAGCGCGAAGATCATGTGCGCCGGCTACGCGATCTACGAAGAGAACACGTTCAAGCCCGAGATGGTGAAACCGTGGCGCGCTTGGAAGGGCGAGCCGATGCCCGACGATCTGCGCGAGGCGCTGCAGCACCCCGCCGTCAGAAAGTTTGCGTGGAACGCTCAGTTCGAGCGCCTGATCACACAGCACGCTGCGGGTCTGTTCGTGCCGCACGAACAGTGGTTCTGCACCGCCGCCCGCGCGAGGGCGTCTGCCTACCCCGGCAAACTCGACCTGTGCGCGAAGGCGCTGGCGATCCCGCAGAAGAAGGATTTGGCGGGCGGCAAGCTGATGAAGAAGCTGTCGTCCGAGGGCACCGGCACCGAGGAGGAGTACGAGCGCGTCCTCGAATACTGCCTGCAGGACGTCGTGGTCGAGGCGACCATCGGCATGGTCATCCGCGACATGACCGCCGAGGAGTGGCTCGATTACCACGTCTGCGAGCGCATGAACGACCGAGGTATTCCCATCGACGTGGAGTTGGCGCGCGCCGCGCAGAACTACGCCGAGGTCGAGGCGGCAGAAATAGCCAAGGAATTAACTGCCGCGACAGGCGGCGTGATTACAAGCGCCAAGCAATTTGCCCGCATCAAGAAATGGGTCAGCGAGAAGGCCCCCGAGGTCATCGAGATGCTGACGGGCGAGGACGGCAAGGTGTCGCTCGACAAGTCGGCGCGCACCGCCATCTTCGAGAGCGACCTGCAGCTCAGCGAGGAAGTTCGCGAGGTTCTGGAACTGATCGACGACGCGGGGCGCGCAAGCACGGCGAAGTACGCCGCCATCGAGAACCGCACCGACACCGACGGCCGGCTGCGCGGCGCGTATCTGTTCAACGGCGCGGGGCAGACAGGTCGTTTCAGCGCGATGGGCTTCCAGCCGCATAATCTGGTGCGCGACAAGCTTGAAAACTCAGGCGACGTGATTGAGGCCGTGCTGGACGGGGCCTCGGCGGACGAAGTCATCCGCCTCTCCGGGCAGAACATGCTGACGACACTGGGGCGCATGCTGCGGCCGACCATCGTCGCGGAGAACGGCAACGTGCTGGTGTGGGCCGACTACTCGGCGGTGGAGGCTCGCGCGTTGCCGTGGCTGTCGGGATCGGCGGCGGCCGAGCCGCTGCTCGACATCTTCCGCAGGAACGAAGACGTCTACAAGCACGCCGCGACGGGCATCTATGGCGTGCCCCTCGACAAGGTTGATAAGGCGCAGCGCCAGATGGGCAAGATTGCCGTGCTGGCGCTGGGCTATCAGGGAGGTAAGAACGCTTTCCGCAAGATGGCGCGCGCCTACGGTCTGAAGATCAGCGACGACACCGCAGAGGAAATCAAGGTCGCGTGGCGGTTGGCGAACCCGTGGGCGCGCACCTTCTGGCGCGATCTGGAGACCGCCGCGATCCGCGCCGCGCGCCATCCGGGTACGGTTGAGGAAGCCGGGCGCATCAAGTATCTGATGCATGGCGACATGCTCTATGCGCTGCTGCCCTGCGGGCGCCTGATCGCGTACCCGGAAGCCGAGGTGGTGACGGTCGAGGGCAAGTACGGCCCGCAGCCGCGCCTGTCGGCGCTGAAGGCATCGATGCACCCGAAGAAGGGCGAGACGGCGTGGCCCCGCGTCGATCTCTACGGCGGCCTTCTTGCCGAGAACGCGACGCAGGGCTTCTGCGCTTCGCTGCTGCGCGCCGCCGTGCGCCGCCTTGACGAGTGGGAGTGGCCCGTCGTCATGCACACACACGACGAAGTACTCGTCGAGGTTCATGAAGACGAGATCGATGACGCGAAGCGGGCGCTGCAGAAGGCAATGCTGACGAACGAGTGGCCTGATTTGCCGCTTGCCGCCGAACCGGAGCACGGCTACAGCTACGACAAGTAGAGGTCGGGATGGAATTGAATACATTCATGGAGCGCGTCTTCGGTGACGTGCCCGACGACGAAATCATCGGCATTGTCCAGCGCGGCAAGGATGGCCGTGGCTGGCTGACGACACCTTACAAGGCCGGGCGCACGAAGCTGCGCCCCGACGCCGCGAGCTACTACTGCATCTCCACTCTGAAGAGGCCGCCTGCGGGCGAGCCGCTGCGGCGGTTGATGCCGAACATGGCGCGGACCCACGTTATCGTCCTCGACGACATCGGCACCAAGATCAACGCCGAGAAGTTCAAGGGCAAGGCCGAGCCGCACTACGTCATGGAAACGTCGGCAGGGAACTATCAGTACGCCCTGCTCTTCGATGGCACGGTCGAAGAGGCGCAGGTACTGATCGAGGCCCTGATCGAGGCCGGATACAGCGACCCCGGCGCCCGCGACGTTCATCGCCTCGTTCGTTTGCCGGGTTCGTTGAACTACAAGTCCAATCCGCCTTTCGTTGCACGCCTCGTCGCCGAAAACTGGGACCAGCCCGCGTGGACGTTCAAGGAGTTGTGCGAGGAGTTCGGCCTGACGCCGCGAGAGCCGACGAGCCTGCGAGCTACGAAGCGCGCGTGGAACGGCGACACGGGGGGTGATGTCATCCTGAAGTGGCTTACCGAGAAGGGCATGACGCTGTCGGAGCCCAACTCCGACGGCTGGATGTTTATCGAGTGCCCGTGGGCCGACGAGCACAGCGACGGCCGCACCGACGCCAAGTGGCAGATCGGGAACGGCGCGACGGGCTCGTATCACTGCTTCCACGGCGGGTGCCAGCATCGCACGCAGCAGGATTTCCGGCTCTGGTGTACCGCGAACGGCGCGCCTGACTTCGAGGCGGAAGAGGCTGCCCAGATTACTGCTATCGGCCAGAAACTGGCGACGCTGCCGAAGGGAGCGTTTGCCCCGCCGGGCCCTTTGCAGCCCCCGCCGAGGGGAACCGCTGCGGGGGATATCCTTACTGGGCTCGTGCTGAAGTACGCCGGGCGCGCGAAGAAAGAGATGCTGCCGTCGCTCGAAATGACGTTGAAGGCGAAGGCGCCAAAAGACGTTCAGAAGGCCACCGTCGAAAACGTGCAGTATGTCGTCGCGGAATGCGGCTTCTCCGTTCTAAAAAACCACATGACCGGCGAAATTGAATTGTCGCATGCCGACGAGGCATTCGACAACATCGAGAACCCCGCCGAGCGCGCCCTGATGACCCGCGAGTTGTTGATATCTCTCGCGAACCGCGTCGGCATCTCGCTGCGCGCCACGCTTGACGAATTGCTGCACACGCTGGCCGCCAACAACGGCTACCACCCGGTGTGTGACTGGATCAATTCAAAGCCGTGGGATGGCGTAGACCGCTTTCGTGCGCTGGCCGACGCGATAGAGACGCCGAACCCCAAGTGGCGCGACATCGTTCTCCTGCGCGCGTCGATTCAGGCCATTGTGGCGTGGACTAACTGGGCGCGGGAGACGCCCATCAGCATACCGCAGGTCGTGGTGTTGGTTGGCCCGCAGGGTTGCGGGAAGTCCACCTTTATCGGCTCGCTGTTGCCTTCGGCGTGGCGTCTGCTGGAGCAGAGCGCGAACCTTGGGCACGCGGGCAGCAAGGACGACGAGAGGCGGCTCACGAGTTCCCCTCTAGTCGAGATGGCTGAGCTGGAGTCGATCATCAGCCGCATCGAGGCGGGGCACCTGAAGAGCTTCCTGTCGCGCCCCGTCGACAAGATCAGACTGCCTTATGACCGCCTGATCACCGTGCGCGCGCGGGTCACGACGTTCTGGGCCAGTGTCAACGACAGCCAGTTTCTGAACGACCCGACTGGTGCCCGTCGTTTC